TTCGATGACTCCTTCCCTGATCGTGATAGGCGTTCCGATGGTTGGATCGGCGATCTCCGTCATTCAGCGCGTCCTAGTGACCACAATCCTGATCGAGAGACTGGAATTGTTAGAGCCATCGATGTCGATCGAGATGTCCATAAGTCAGGCAAGCCCGACCTCATGCCAGATATTGCAGATCAGATTCGACTCGCGGCCAAGGCTGGAGAGAAGCGAGTGTCTTACATCATCTTCGCTGGGCGAATTGCATCGTCTCGCTTGGGCTGGCGTTGGAGACCTTACAATGGATCTAATCCGCACAATCACCATCTCCATGTTTCTTTCACTAAGACGGGCGATCTCGATAGTTCGTTCTTTAATATCCCGATGTTAGGTGGTAAGTAATGGGTCGCGTAACGATCAGCTCTAATAACCTATTCCCCGGTCCTAAAGGCGAAAAGGGAGACAAGGGCGACGCAGGTGGCCCACCGGGTCCGGCAGGCCCAGCAGGTCCTACAGGGCCACAAGGTCCAACTGGCCCACAAGGTTTACAAGGAACTCAAGGAAACCCAGGAGCCCAAGGCGCACAAGGTCCAACTGGTTCAACTGGACTTAAAGGCGATAAAGGCGACAAGGGTGATACTGGAGCAACAGGCGCAACTGGTGCTAAAGGCGATACTGGAGCAACAGGCGCACAAGGAATCCAAGGCATTCAAGGAGTTAAAGGCGATACTGGCAACACGGGCGCGACTGGTGCTAAAGGCGACACAGGAGATACTGGAGCGCAAGGCCCATCTGGCGTAGTCACAGTCAATGCTCCACTTACCAACGCTGGAACATCTAGTGCTGCCAATCTTTCAATTTCGGCTGGTACTACTTCTGCCGCTGGAGCGTTGCAACTTACCGACTCAGTATCCTCGACATCGACGACTACAGCTGCGACGCCTAATGCGGTAAAAACTGCTTATGACTTAGCAGATGTGCGAACACCATTCGTCAAGCGCGCATCAAACATTTATTTTGCAAGTCCATTGGTAGGGGCATCTTCTTCTAACATTACAAATCAAACTGCTTATTACACTCCAATATATATTGACCAAACAACTACAATCGATCGCATACTAGTTAGAACTGGAAGCACCTATTCAGGAAATGCCACAGTAAGGCTTGGCATTTACAATAACGATGTTTCAACAGGTCTGCCTTCAACCGTTTTACTCGATGCTGGGACAATATCGGCCACAACCGCTTCAACCAATTATCAAATTACAATTTCTCAATCTTTGAGCCCAGGATTCTATTGGTTGGCATTTTGCCAACAAGGTACTGCTCCATCAACTCCCGCTTATTTTACGAACACCGCGTCAAGTACATCGAACAATTTTTATATATTTACGACCACCACCCCGGGTACAAGCGTAATTTCTGGCTATACACAATCTTCAGTTACTGGAGCATTTGCCTCAGCAGGCACTTTATCTAATGGAACTTCGATGCCTTATGTATGGTTAAGGACTGCGTAATGAAACTAATAACTTACGGCATCGGCGGCTTTGATCCATCTAAACCAAATAACAACATCGTTGAAGAAATCGACATCCTAGATACGGAGACAGAATGAACATGAAGCACCCAGTAGTAATCTCAATCGGAGCATTCTTAGCCGTCTGGGGTACAACCTCTAACTTCGCTCTTGACTATCGCGCCATCCTTGGATCGATCGTCGCTGGAGTCTTCGGGTACGCGAGCCCTAAAAAGTGACGCAAGAAAACTTCTTCACTCTTTACTTCGCCAGCCTTGCCGTCATAGGTGGGCTTGCAGGCTATGTGATCACGCATCTCCTGTCTGAAATTAAGCGACTTAACTCGCGTGTCGATGAGATTTATAACATCCTTCTCGAGCGATAATTTTTACCATGGCAAAGAAGAAAGTCATCGATCTCGATACTTACTCACAGCTTGATCAATACGCAATTTGCATGCATGAGTTCTACAAAGCCTTGCGACGCGCAGGGTTCGCTGTGGATTTATGCCTAGCGATTGTCGTAGAAAGATCGGCTTATCCCGACTGGCTTTTGCCTGCGCTCCCCGACCGAGTGGATCGCATACCCTATGAAGACGACGATGAGGACTAATGAAACGAACCGTAGTCATTCCAGACCTGCAATGTCCCTACGAAGATTCACATGTTGTACGCAATCTCAGTCTATTTATTAAGGCATTTCGCCCCGATGCTGTCCTTACAATCGGAGATGAAATCGACCTACCACAGATCAGCAGATGGACAGAAAATACCCCGGGCTGGTACGAGCAGACACTAGCTGAAGACCGAGATCGTACAGTCGATGTCTTATGGTCGCTGTTCGAGTATTCCAAGGAAGCCCACATGGTGCGTTCTAACCATACGGATCGATTGTATAAAGTAATCATGAAGAAGATCCCAGCATTCCTATCCTTGCCAGAATTAAAGTTCGAGAAGTTTCTGAAACTCGATGAAATGGGAGTCAAGTTCTGGACAACCCCGATGCCTATCGCTAAAGGTTGGATCGCTATTCATGGCGACTTGGGCAGTCTTAATCCAAATCCCGGACTTTCAGCCCTTAATCAAGCCAAGCGACACGGCCAAAATGTCATCATGGGACACACTCATCGGGCTGGCAGGAGTGCTCATTCTGAGGCTTCTAATGGGGTTTTAAGACGAGTTCTCCATGGAGTCGAAGTAGGACATGCAATGGACTTAAAAGCCGCTAAATACGTCTCAACGCCTAACTGGCAACAAGCCTTCGCTATCGTCACAGAGAACGGAAAGAACGTCCAAGTCGATCTCATTTACATCGAAAAGGATGGGACATTCCAAGTCCACGGGCGTCGCTATGGACGACCTAGATAACGACCTAGATCGGGACATCGATGACCACATCGACCAGGCAGAATCGTTACCATTTCGTTATCTGAATATCTAGATTTTCCCCCTTAGGGCATGAGATCGTTCTCCAGTAAGCAAAACAACTTACACAAGGGAGAAGAAATGTTCGATCCATCATTAGGCGATTTTCTGGTCATGATTGCAATGGCTGTGATGTATTTCCATGTTGGCCGCATTGTCGGCATGAGGGTAGGGTATCTTAAAGGGCGTAAAGCCGTTAGGGAATACTACGAATCAAAAGAGAAGGTGCGAGTGTGAAAGCAAGTGAAGTCCTATTATCAGCTACTGACATCATTGGAGACCGAGGACGAGTATATGGTCATCCTCGTGTCAATCAAACTAGAATCGCATTACGACTCCAACAAATGCTTGAAGTACCAATCTCAGACCATCAAGCGTGTCTGGCAATGGTCGAAGTTAAACTTGCCAGATTACAAGAAACAGCAGATCACGTTGACTCCTATATTGATGCGTGTGCTTACCTCGCTTTAGCGTGTGAACTAATTACAGAAAAGGATGAGAAATATGTTTAATCTTCAAGATTACGAAACAGTCGAAGAACGTCTAATTAAGTTTTGGAAGGATCACCCAGATGGACAAATTCACACGAAGTTACTTGATTCAACCTCTGGCCGTTTTATCGTTGAGGCTTCTATTTATCGCACAGAGGCGGATATTCGGCCTTGGACTACTGGGCTGGCAGAAGAGACCATCCAAGGGCGCGGCGTTAATGCGACAAGTGCGCTGGAAAATTGTGAAACTAGTGCTATCGGTCGAGCGCTTGCTAACGCAGGATATGCAACAAAGGGAAAACGAGCGTCACGAGAGGAAATGGCGAAGGTTGGTAAAGCGCAAGAAGTTAAAGCAACCATCGATGAAGTGAAAGCCAAAATGGCTGATACGTCTGGCACTTACATCCCAGTAGTAAAGGAAGAAGATCCATGGACTATCAAGCCAGCGACTATGCCGCCCACAATGGGGGAAGCCGTTGCGACGGTGAAAGAAATCATTGGCGGCCAGACCGAGAAGGATATTCCCCGGTGCCAACATGGCGACATGATCTGGAAGACGGGTCAGACTAAGGCTGGTAAGCCATGGGGTCATTTCAAGTGTCCTTACGCTGTAACTGGTGAACTTACTCGATGCCCATCACCTAACGATGTTATCTGGTACGAGATCAATAAAGAAGGCGCATGGCAACGACAGAAGGCGAGAGCATAATGGGCAAACTACAATTCATGAACCAAGACGGCGAATGGGAGTCATTCCCAACCGAAGATGAGATTCACCGATCCAAGGAAGTAATAGCAATCCTTGAGGAGTTCACATTCACTACTCGATGCTGTCTCTGCAATGAATCAATTCCATACAAAGACATCAAGGTCAATCTGACTAATAAGAGCTGGTCATGCTCTAAATGCCACACGGTCAATGGCCTCACAAAGCCGTAAATATAGAGGCTTCAAAACGGAGCGTGTAGTTGCCAAGTACCTATCGACTTGGTGGCCACACGCAGACGTTGGAAGAGGCGCAGGCAAGGACATCACTCACGTCCCGTTCGACGCAGAAGTGAAGAGTCGCAGTACGTTTGCGCCAAAGGCATGGATCGATCAGGTAACTAAGAGAGCTGCTAAAACTGGTGGGCTACCTTTCGTAGTTGCTCGCTTGAATGGTCAAGGGGAGAAGAGTCCACAGGACTACCTTGCATTCATGAGATTGGGCGACCTGGTCGATCTATTGCTTAAAGCAGGTTACGGGGATTATAAAGGCGATATTGGTACACTTGAACCTATGAGATGCAAGATGTGTGGCGCATGGGCGTTCACTGAAACATGCAGAACATGTCAGGTGGATCCAGATGCCAACGTATGAGTTCGAGTGCGATGAAGAATCCTGTGCGAGCAATGCCAGGATCGAGCAATGGATGAGTATCAATGAGCCGCATGATCTGGAGTGTCCATTTTGCCATTCATCGATGCACAAGGTTTACAGCTCTGTAGGGGTCTCATTCAAGGGATCAGGATTCTATTCAACCGATAACCGATAACAAAACACCGCTCTGAACAGGAC